AAATCAGAACGGTGCAGGTCCGTTGTCCACGGCCCCTTCGGATTCGTGCTTGACCTTGACCTCACCGGCCTTGATCTGATCAGCGAATGCCTTGGCAGCGTGATACTGATTCATGTCCTCGATGGGACCAACCTTTTCAATCTCCCATCCGTACCACTTGCCCTTGTCGTTGGACTCGGCTTGCGTGGTCAGGCGATACACATGGCTGTACATCGGGGGAGTGAACGGACCGTTCTTGCCCATGAGCTTGGTGCTCATCATCATGCTGTTCCACTTGCGTGATTTTTTCAGCTGAGTGGACTTCATGACGATCAGGGCAGGCTCAGGGATGCCGCTCTCGTTGATGACCATCACATAGTGGTTGGCCGTGTTCTCAACGTAGTTGCCGTTTTCCAGGAAGTCTTTGCTTTCCCCCGGCTCACGATGGGTGCGCGAGAGGATGTCGGACGTTGCCGGATAGATGGCGATGGGTGCGCCGCTGCCAGAGCCGCGAGGTGCCCATTCAATGTACTGACGCACATAGGCCACAGGGATCACCGTGATGCCGTCTTTGCCGTTGTACAGCTGTCCGGTCACACTGTTCATGATGAACCCAGGCATCGCGCCGTCCACCTCACCCACTTCAGGGCTGGTACTGGTCAACAGCTTCAGGAACGGAAGCGCGAAGTCTTCCTGGCCCATGCCGTCAAAGCCACTGTTGGCGTCCTGCTCGAAATCGCTGGCCAAAGCCAGTGCATATTCCTTGGTCTCGGCGACCGCAACTTGATTCTTGCTCATTTTCAATTTCCTTTTTTCATGCTGATTTGATGGTTGCCTTCTGGCCTACGTGTACGCCAAAAAGCTCTGTGGGGAGTTCGTTGCCGCGCTCCACCTGCTCACGAACCCAGGCTTTCAAGGTCTGGGGCTCGATCTTCTGCGCTTGCTCCACTGGATAGTTTTGCTCACGCAGTTGATTCAGGAGTGTCTCGCACAGGCCGTCTTCTCCACGGCCAAAGCGCACAGACACAGTGTTCTTGATGATGTCATCGAAGCCGCGCTCACGAAGCCACTCATAAGCCTGAGCACGCTTTTCCTCGGGGATGCTGGCACCATAGAAAGCCTTCACGGTGATCTGACTGCCGTCAGTCATCTTGAACTCCTTCAGGCCCAGCTCCTGCAGCATGGCAGGGATGGTTTCCTCGAGCAGCTTGCGCTGCTGCTTCTTGCGCTCGTCAATCACAGTCTCGAGCTCGAGGATTTCTTTCTCAAGCTCTTTCGCACGCTTGGCCAATGCGCCAACAGAGGACAGGTCCTCGTCTTTGACTTGCAAGGCACCAGCGTCTTGCTCAAACATATCGGTGAATTTAGTCATCTCTTTCTCCATTCTCGGTGATGTCAATCTTAACAGGGATGTACAGCTTCTCGCGGCGATCCCACTTGAGAGCTGTGAAGCGGCCAGCGTTATAGAAAGCAGCTATCGAGCAGGCCAAGCCGATAGCTACAGGGTCCCCTGTCAGTAACAGGAAATCCTGATCCTTGTAATCCCGCAGCTTGCGCCGCAGGGTCCGAACCGTGGGGATCGTGCTGAACGCGATCTGGGTGTTGGAAGGCAGCAAGACCTTCATTTCCCCGAAGCGCATCGCAGGTGCGATGTCATGATTCGGCATCTCTTGAACAACAAATACGGTGGGCATGTACGCTCTCCTTTCTCAAACCGTGCTCATAGTGTACACTACTCCGCAGGGTTGTCAACACCCTTTTTCAAGAAAGGAAGAAAGAAATGGAATATTTTTTGGAGCAGTACCCATTCAAGAACAAGCCGTACCTGCATCAAGCAGCGTACCTGCAACGCTTCTGGGAAAACCCCGAGGCTGCGCTGTTCGCCGACATGGGCACAGGCAAGTCATTCATGCTCATCAACAACGCTGCGATGCTCTACGACAAGGGCAAGATCAACGCGATGCTGGTGATAGCACCGAAGGGCGTCTATCGCAACTGGTACACAGGGCAAATCCCTGAGCACATGCCTGCACACATCACCTACACGATGGCGTGCTGGTCACCCACGCCACGCAAGGCGGAGCGAGAGGAGATGGACCGCATGCTCAATGCGGTGGACACTCTGCGCATCCTGGTGATGAACATCGAGGCGTTCAGCACCGAGAAGGGCGTCAACTTTGCCAAGACCTTCCTGCGGGTCACCGATGCCTACATGGCCATCGATGAGAGCACCACCATCAAGACTCCGAATGCCAAGCGCACGAAGAGCGTGATCAAGGTGGGCAAGGAAGCGCGGTATCGTCGCATCGCCACAGGCTCACCGGTGACCAAGTCACCCCTGGACCTCTACAGCCAGTGCGAGTTCTTGTCGCCTACGTGTCTCAACTACTTCAGCTACTTCGCCTTCCAGGCGCGGTACGCGATCCTCGTTGAGCGCAAGCTGCCGACCCACACGTTCAAACAGATCGTTGGCTACCGCCACCTGGACGAGCTGCAGAAGAAGCTCAACAGCTTCAGCTTCCGCGTGACCAAAGACGAGTGCCTGGACCTCCCCGACAAGGTGTTCACGCGTCGAGAGATCGAGCTCACCGATGAGCAGCGCAAGGCATACGACCAGATGAAGCTCATGGCTCTGACCTTGATCGACGGCAACCTCATGTCCACCAACAACGCCCTGACCCAGATCATGCGTCTGCATCAGATCGTCTGCGGCCACGTGAAGTATGACGACGGCAGGCAGGAGGACATCCCCAGCAACCGAGTCAAGGAGCTGCTGTCCACAGTCGAGGAATGCACTGGCAAGATCATCATCTGGGCCAACTACCGCCGCGACATCGAGAACATCAAGAAGGCGCTGGCCGAGGCTCACGGCATGACCACAGTGGCCACCTACTACGGCGACACCGAAGCAGAGGAGCGGCAGGAAATCGTCAACAAGTTTCAGGACCCCAACAGCGAGCTGCGCTTCTTCGTTGGCAACCCCCGCACCGGGGGCTACGGCCTGACCTTGACGGCTGCGCACACCGTGATCTACTACAGCAACAACTTCGACCTGGAAGTGCGGCTGCAGAGTGAGGACCGCGCTCACCGCATCGGGCAAACCAACAAGGTGACCTACATAGACTTCATTAGCCCAGGCACTGTGGACGAGCACATCGTCAAGGCTCTGCGCAACAAGATCAACATCGCCTCGCAGGTGCTGGGCGAAGACCTCAAGGATTGGATCAAATAATGCAACTCGTACCCTTCCACCGCCGCTACGTCTACGAGCGCCTTCACCGCATCGATAGGGCCTCGGGCCGCGTTTATCAGTCCGTGAACGTAGACATCCCGATGCCAAGCGTCACCACCATCTTGGACAGCACCAAGGACAAGTCTAGTCTGAAGGATTGGGAAGAGCGGGTGGGCAAGGAGCAGGCAGACAAGATCAGGAATGACGCTGCAACAGTCGGCACGCACATGCACAACGTCATTGAGCGGCTCCTCCTGAATCGACCGCTGGAGGTGCCCCGCACGTGGCTGCATGTCAAGGGCTACCGCATGGGGCATCAGCTCATCGAGCACTTCTTTCCGCATGTGGATGAGGTCTGGGGCACAGAGGTGTCGCTGTACGTCCCTGGCGCTTACGCAGGCACGTCCGACTGCGTTGGGGTCTACAAGGGCAAGCCATGCATCATCGACTTCAAGCAGACCAACAAGCCGAAGAAGCGGGAGTGGATTGAGGACTACTTCATGCAGCTCGCCGCTTACTCCGAAGCGCATGACAACCGCCACGGCACGAAGATCGACAACGGCGTCATCATGATGATGTGCCAGGACGGAACGCCCCAGGAGTTTGTCACCGCTGGGCGTGAGTTCGATCAGTACAAGGACATGTGGTGGCGGCGCGTAGAGCAACACCAAAAAAAGAGCCAGGACCCTGTGGACCCTGGCTCAAGTGCCTCTCCTGACTGAAGTGGAAGGCAACTGCAACTTTTACTTGCGCTTGGCGGCGCGGATGTTGTCTACCATGTTGGGGTAGGGGCGGCCAGCTTTCTTGGCTGCCGCCTTTGCTGCCGCCTTCTTGGCAGGGCTGAGCTTTTTGGGTGCTCCGAGGGCCTTGGGTCTCGGTTTGTCCCACACGGGTTTTGTTGCCATATCAATCTCCTATGAGTTAAACAATGCAAGCTCGTCGCGGCGTCGGTTCTGCAGGCCTTTGAGTATTTTCCCACCGGCCATGCAATACTTCATCAGTTCCTGACCAGCGCCTTCTTTATCGCCGCGATTGAGCTTCTGACGAAGCGTCGAACGCTGGAGTGTTCCCAGACCGACGTTAAAACTAAAACTGACAAGACCGTCAAACATACCTTGGGTGAGAGGTACTGAAATGTACTGACCCACTCCACGTTCAAACCGGCTAAGGTCACTTCTGAGAATCCCATCAACTTCATCCATCGTAAATACCCGGTCATCCTCCGGGCGCAGGGGGACCGACATCCGGTCCTCTAATTTTAGTTTGCCTTGCTCAGGGTACAGCACATGCCCGACCCCGATTGTCCAGAGCTTTGCCGGACAACGATATGCCTTCTGCCGCACCCCCTCGTGATGCATGATCATCTTGATGGCTTTGGGGCTGACGTTCATTTGCCGAATGCCCGACCGCCGAAGTGGAATGCAATGATGCTGGCGAACAGTGCTTGGGTGTCATCATCCCAAAGCTGTGCGGCCATGTCGGCAAACGAGACGTTGTTCGTAAAGCCGTGCCAAATCAAGGCGCAATCAATGCCGACCAGCAAAAAGAAAAAGCCGTAGGTGATGACGGGGCGCACACTGGCCCGCAGGTTTTTCATCCACTGGCTGGTGCCCTCGTTGAGCGACGTGTCGTGGGCGTAGATGGCTTGCATCTCGGCTTGTTGGGCGGCAACCAGAGATTGCTTCTCCGCTGACTTGGTCTCGATCTCAAGCTGCTGCGTATGGATGTTCTCCACCCGCTCTTGGGCCTCAAACCCCATTTTGCGCATCTCCAATTCCCGGGCGATCTGCATCTGGGCTAGTTCCAGCTCGTGCTTCTTGTCCGACCGGTCTTGAAAGAAGTCCAAAATCTTGGGCAAGCCGCCCATCAGGAACGAAATCAGGGTGGAGAACAGTGTCAGCATTAGTAACTCTTTTTAGTTAACATTGAAGAAGCAATAGCCATAAGGGACTGGATGTCCTCTATGCTTTCAGGTCGATCTTTGAACCCGACGGTAATTTGACCGATGAAACGTGTTGCGTCCGGTGGTACAGAGATTCGACAGCCGTAGGTGACGCCAACCTCGACGTACCACAGGCCGATTTCGCTTTGTGGCTTGTGGTAGTCACCACACGGCGTTTCTCCTGCCATGAGCTTAACAACGTCTGCGTTATTGCCGGGGTTTTGGGTAAAGAGACCAACATCGATGCCCTCCAGTCTTTTGTCTCGTCCATCCTTGGTATATGCCCGGTACAGGACGCGAGTGCCGAACAACGGATTCACCTTAAATATAGCCACGGTCTGAGCGCCGCCGTACTTGATTAGCACTGCCGCAGCATCCTCAACCCGGGACTCGTTGATCGTCGGGAGCTTCTGGCTTTCTTTGTAGGCACCCACCAACAGCTCTTGGTTGGCGTAGACAAACCACGCACAAAAACCAAACACAAACATAATGAGCAGCGCAATAAGTTTAAACGGACTATCCACATACGACAATATGCGGTCTAGTACTCCCAGCGCTTTGTCCTTTTCGCTCACCTGTCGCACCTTTCAATCAGTTGTCGGTACTTGCCAATCTTCTGCGTGATCCGTTCGTTCTCCAGCCTGAGCTTGTGCATATCGATGTACATGAACATCATCACCGGCAACATGATTGCGAACAAAAACGCCATGATCGTCATACCAACCAAACCCCCAATCGACCCTTCTGGTGCAACATCACTGACCAGATTAGAGCGACTAGATATGCCAGCATTACCAGAACGATTACCACCTCCAAGGCCACCTCTTGCATTTGATCTAGTTTGACCCTGCGTTGCCATTCCAGTTCCCTTTGCATCTGTTCGGCTAGTTCCATCTCCCGTTCGTGTTCCTGCTCCAACCGGAACAGCGTCTGCTCAAAGTCTGCCCAAAATCCTCCAGGCAACCCCAGCTCATAGATGATCATGTTTCGCAACTGTTCGTACTGTTGCTTCAGCTCCATCTTGCGAGCCACCTCCTCAAACGCCAGAACCTGCAAGGACTTATCCTTGGGTGGGTTCTTTTTGACCTCCAGCTCCGCTTTTTTCAGCGTCTGCGTATGCTCTAGCACCTTACCAACATGCTGCGTGACCTGACTGGTCAGATCAGCTACTTCTTTCCCAGCTGCCTGAGCTTCCTTGACCAAAGCACAAAGTTTGCGAACGCCTGAGATAGCGCCGCTGACCATCGTGAAAGCGGTGACGGGATCCACATGGTTATCTCAAGTGGCGCAGCTTGTACAGCGTGCTCAGGAAGGTCTCAATTGCGGTATCAATTAGGTTCTGGATCGGCGTGTCCTTCTTGTCCACGGCGTCATAGCGAATCTTTTCGATGTCGTCCAGTAGCTGCTCCAATACCTTGATCGGGTCCTCTTCCTTGACCATGGGCAGATACGGGATGTCAATAATGTCGTGGCGGCCCTGATAGGCTTCGACTATCGCATCCGCGTTGTCGATAATTTCTGTGTAAAACTCGCCCAGTGCGGAGTGTTTGGCAAAGCTCCCGGCACCCGTGACACGCAGGTGCTCCCGGTGCGCATACTCACGCGCCAGGAACATCGTGCCAATCATGCGTCCAATCATTTCCATTGCTTACTCCGTTCTTACTGCTGCGGCTTTTGGGCCATGAGTTGCCGTTGTTGCAGCAACGCACTGATAGGATCGTTCGGGAACATGGCTGGATACATCAAGGGCACCTGCCCCATGCCACTGCCCTGCTGGACCTGGGGAGTGGTCGGCATGCGTGGGTTGAAGTTTGTGCCACGGGTAGGCGGTGCCGGGGGCAACTGACGCAGCATCTGGCTGGCGCTTGTTCCACGTGAAACAGGCAGGCCCTCCATGCCCGCCACCGGGGACTTCTTCCCCTCCTGCATGATGTCTCCTGCCTCTTGTGCCGCACCACGAAGGGGGGCCATCGTAGCGTTGGTGATTACCGACTTTGGAATGCCAATGCTTTCCAGCGCCTTGGTCACCTTCTTGGCGTCCGCAGGGGTGCTGATGTGAGTGACCTGCTTGGCGAACTCTTCGCTCTCCAGCGCCCGGGTAAAGATGCGCTTGTACAGCTGGTTCTCCAAGCTGCCCGTCATACGCACCAGCAGGGCCAGGGCCCCCGTTTCAGGGGAAATGCGACCGACCATTGCT